ATAGCACCTGAAGATTTGCCGAGTGGTGGGTTTTATGAGTTAAGTGCTATTTCTGGGACAGGGTTTACAATAGTGTTTAAAAATTCATCTAATGCAGTGATTGATGTGAAATTTACGTTCCAAGCGTTAGGATATGGCAAGGGAGCTTAACTAAATGGCAAGAGTCAATTCAACTGGTAAAGAAACTGCTAGTAATTTTTCACCTGCTAACGGTACAGGTTTACAAGTAAGAACAGCAATAAAAGATGTATTCGAGTCACTAAGAACTATTAATAGTGCATCTGGTGATCCATCTGGTACTGCAAATTTAGCAGCGTTTCAGCCACACATTGATTCAGATACTAATTTACTTAAAATAAGAAATAGTGCCAATAATGCCTTTGTTACTCTTGGAAATGTAAGTCAAACAAATTTTGGACTTTTACCGTTAACTGGTGGAATTTTAACTGGGGATTTACAGTTACCGAATGGAAATGCGGCAGGGCCGTCAATACATTTCAGTCAAGAATCAACTGGGTTTTTTAGATCATCTAGTCATGTTATTGGTATTACGACCAGTGGCACAGAGAGAATGAATATTAGTTCAAATGGATTAAATATATTAGCACAAAAAGGGGTAAGGTTTTTTGATGATGATGACAGCCATCATAGTGAAATTAAAGCTGGAACTTTATCTGCAAATCGTACTATAACTCTACCAAATAAATCTGGAACTCTAGCTGTTACAAGTGATATTGCTCTCAATATTGGTGGGTCAAATTTAACTGGCTTATTTTCTTTAATACCTGCAGCAAATAATACACATGACCTAGGAACAAGCACTTTAAGATGGAGAAATTTATTTACAAACGACTTAAATTTATCTAACGAAGGAGGTAGCAATGACGTTGACGGAAGTTGGGGGAGTTATACTATACAAGAAGGAGCAGAGGATCTTTTCTTGATTAATAAACGATCTGGTAAAAAATATAAGTTTCTTTTAGAGGAGGTTTCATAATGTCAATACAAGATGGTCATGGTGAATATAATCAACCAATTTTACAAGTCAAACAGACAGTAAAAGCTGATACTTTTTCTGTAACTGTTAATAATATGGTTTGGGAAAATATAACTGGTCTTGATGTTGATATTACACCGCAAAGCAGTACCAGTAAAATTCTTATTATGGTTACAATAGGTGGTTGGGGTATAGGTTCTTCAGGTCAAAGATTTGGTTTTGCATTGAAAAGAGATACTACTTTAATTGGTTTAGGCTCGACAAGCGGTAATAGAACAAGATCAAGTGTTGCAACTATGGGATTTGAAGGAGGTACTGATGGAATTGAGAATGGGGTAGCTTTTAATTTTTTAGATAGTCCATCCTCAACATCTTCAATAACATACAGAACTTGTGTAAATGCTGAAGGTAATGGTAGAGAAGTTTTTATAAATAGAGGTCATAACAGCAGTAATCAAGATGAAACTTTTGTAACTTGTAGTACAATTACAGCTTATGAAATAGGAGCTTAAATTATGTTAGATCATTCAGCAATAAGAAAAGCATATCCAAATGTCAAGAAAATTGATGACAGTGGAATTATTGAAGATTTTGACGGTAAGCCAGTCACAATAGAACAGTCAAAAGTTGATGCAGCTAGGGTAGAGCTAAATAAACTTAATTATCAGATTGACAGACAGTCTGGTGAAACAAGGTATGGATCTTGGCAAGAACAACTAGCAATGTTGTATGATGATATGCTTGCTGGTAAATTAGATTCAACAGGTACTTTTTTTGCCCATAACAAATCTGTTAAAGACGCAAATCCAAAACCTAATTAATTATGGCAATTATCGCTGGCACTTATGATTTTACTGTTCAAAGGAGATCAGATCATTCTGAATCATTTAGAATAACAGATTCTAATGATGATGCGGTATCTTTAATTGGTTATACAATAGCTGCACAAGTTTGGGATAAAGAAAGATCAGGTAAATATGCAGATTTTGCAATTACTTATACAAATAGAACTAACGGAGAATTTAAGATAACTTTAACTGATGTTCAGACTACACAATTCACACCGAACGAATTAGCTTATGACGTTTTACTGGTAAATGCTTCTGATGAACGTGAATACTATATAGAAGGTACTATATTTGTAAGTGAGGGTTATACAACTATCTGATGACCAGTATTAACATAACTCAAAATAAAAACACTGTTACTGTAAACGGTGAAACTAGAGTTGTAACTGTGAAAGCCCAAGGTCCACAAGGACCAAAGGGCTTGGATCTTGACGAAACATCTAAAGTTGATGGTTCAGTTGTGTACTATGACGCAAGTTCTGCTAAATTTAAGGCAGATGCAACAACTACAAAACTTACACTTGTTAATGGAGGAAACTTTTAGGCCATGTCTAACACAATAAGAATTAAAAAAAGGGCAGCTAGTGGTAGTGCTGGTGCACCTTCTAGTTTATCTCCATCAGAATTAGCATTTAATGAAGCCGATTTAAAATTATATTATGGTTTTGGTGATAATGGATCTACACCACCCTCTGCAAGCTCAATTATTACTGTTGGTGGTGCTGGTGCATTTTTTAATAAAACAGATACAAGAAGTGCAAATGCAATACTAGCTGGACCTACAACTGGAAGTGATGCTGCACCTACATTTAGATCGTTAGTAGCTGCTGATATACCTTCGTTAGCTCATACAAAAATAAGTGATTTTGATTCTGGTGTTAGAACAAATAGAGTTGACCAGTTAGCAAGTGCAACTAATCCTGTAACAGGAGTTACGCCTACAAGTGATAATCATTTTGCAACAAAATCCTATGTTGACGGTGTTTCTCAAGGTTTAGATGTTAAAGAAGCTGTAAAAGTAGCTACAACAGCAAACATTACTTTATCTGGAACACAGACTATTGATGGTGTTGCGGTTTCTGCTGATGAAAGAGTTTTAGTTAAAAATCAAAGTACAGCAAGCCAAAATGGACTGTATCTTTGCAAGTCTGGCTCATGGGCTAGAACAGATGATTTAGCTACTGGTGATGATGCTTCTTCAGTATTTGTTTTTGTAGATCAAGGTACTGTTAATGCTGATAATGGCTTTGTTTGTAGTACAAATAAAGGTTCGGCTGTAGTCGGTACTAATAATCTTACTTTTGTTCAATTTTCTGGGGCGGGTCAAATTACGGCTGGTGATGGTCTAGATAAATCTGGCAATACAATGTCAGTTGATCTGAAGGCTAATGGCGGTCTTGTTATTGAATCTACTGAAATTGCTGTTGATCTTGCTGCTAGTTCTATAACAGGAACTTTAGCAGTATCTGATGGTGGTACAGGTGCAACATCAGCATCAGCAGCAAGAACGGCTCTTGGATTAGTAATTGGTACTGATGTTGAACCACATAGCGATAAGCTTACAGAGCTTGCAACTATGGCTCAAAACACAGCAAATGCTCTTGCTGATTTGACAAACACAGAGGTACAAATATTAGACGGAGCTACAGTAACAACTGCTGAACTAAATATTCTTGATGGAGTTACAGCTACCGCATCTGAAATAAATATTTTAGATGGTGTTACTGCAACTGCTTCAGAATTAAACATCATGGATGGTGTTACTGCAACAACATCTGAGCTGAATATTATGGATGGGGTTACTGCTACGACTGCAGAACTCAACATTATGGATGGAGTAACATCAACTGCAACTGAGTTGAATATTATGGATGGTAACACATCGGCTACTTCAACAACCTTGGCAACTGCTGATCGTATGGTGATGAATGATAACGGAACTATGAAACAGGTAGCATTAAGCGATCTTGTCACATTTCTCGAAGACGGAGCAACTTCTGGTTTTGATATTAATGGGGGAACCTACTAGAAATCAATTTTTAAGGAGGGAAACAAATGGCAGTCACAATAAAACTAAAAAATGCAAGTGGCAGCGACCCAAGTGCAAGTGATTTAGTTGTCGGTGAAGTTGCTATTAGAACAGATAATGGTAAATTATTTACAAAAAAGGATAACGGAACTGTAGCTGAAATATCAGGCGGTAGTGGTGGAATTGATGATGGAGATAAAGGAGATATTACTGTCAGCAATGGTGGTGATACTTTTACTATTGATAGTAATGCTATAACAACAGCCAAGATTGCTAATGACGCAGTTACAGGTGCAAAGATAGCAGCAGAAATTGATAACAGTCATATCACTTCAAGTGCAGCGATAGCGGGAACAAAGATTTCTCCTAATTTTGGATCGCAGAATATAGTCACGACTGGTAATTTAGATGTTGATGGCACTTGTGATTTATCAGGAAAAGTAGATTGTCAAGCTGGTCTAGAAACTGACGGAGATGTAATATTAAACTCCACAACAACCAATGTAAATGTCACATTTGATGCTAGTGATGCAGCTTTAGAATTTACAGATAATGCAAAAGCTACTTTTGGTGATGGAGCGGATTTACAAATATTTCACACTGGAAATAACTCAGTAATTCGTGATAATGGAACAGGTAACTTATATCTTCAACATGGAACTGACAATAAATTACAAATATCAAATACTGGTATAACTATAACAGGAAGTGTTGTTGTATCTGGAACAGTTGACGGAAGAGACTTAGCAACTGACGGTACAAAACTTGATGGGATTGAATCTGGAGCCACTGCCGATCAGTCAGCCAGTGAAATACTCACATTAATAAAGACTGTAGATGGTGCTGGAAGTGGCCTAGATGCTGATACTTTAGATGGTATTTCTTCTGCTAGTTTTGTAAGGTCAGATGCAGATGATACATTAAATGGTCAATACACAATTTCTGATTCTGCTAATGAAAAATTAGTGTTAGCTGGTTCTACGAATCCTTATATAAGATTTCAAGAAGGTACAACAGATAAAGGATATATTCAATGGAATAGTAATGGTTATCTTAGGTTAGTTAACCAAGAAGATAGTTCACAATTAAGAATCCAAGATGATATAAAATTTTCTCAAGATGGCTCAACATTTTATAAAGTTTGGCACGAGAATAATGACGGCTCTAGTTCAGGTCTTGATAGTGATTTGTTAGATGGTCAACATGGTAGTCATTATCTTGATTACAATAATTTTTCAAATACTCCAACAATTCCAACAAACAATAATCAACTTACTAATGGTGCTGGCTACGTTACTTCAAATACACAACTCTCGAACGAGCAAGTTCAAGACATTGTGGGTGGCATGGTTAGTGGCAACTCAGAGTCAGGTATAACAGTTACTTACCAAGATTCTGATGGCACTTTAGATTTTTCTGTTGCTTCCCAAACAGATCAAAACTTTACTACTACTCTTAAAAATAAACTTGATGGTATTGCGTCAGGTGCTACAAATGTTACTAACAATAACCAGCTTACAAATGGAGCTGGTTATGTTACTGCTAATACACAACTGTCTAATGAACAAGTCCAAGACATTGTTGGTGGTATGGTGTCAGGCAATACTGAATCTGGCATCACTGTTACATATCAAGATAGTGACGGAACATTAGATTTTGCAGTTTCATCAAGTGGTATTTCTGAGGATACTGGCTCTTGGACACCAACTGTAACTTTTGGTGGTGGTTCATCTGGTCAAAGTTATAGTATTCGAGTTGGAAGATACGTTAAACTTGGATCGTTAGTGCATATTCAATGTCATGTAGAATTTTCTGATAAAGGAAGTTCATCAGGCACAGCAAAAATAGCAGGTTTACCTTTTACTATAAGAAATGGTACTAATGATTTTCCTAGTGCAGTAATGGCTTTTAAAGATCATGGTAGCTCATCCTCTGGTCCCGGTAGTATTTCATCTTTCATGGTTTTTGGTGACCCAAACAATACAACCCTTGATATAGCTAGAGAGCAACTTAATGACTCTACTTCAGAAATGAATGATGCTACAAATGGTAACTTTGCAGATAATACACAATTTATGCTTACTATGACCTACGTTGCAGCTTAATATAGACCGAAGCTACGTCTATAAACTAAGCCTAAACCTGTTTTAATCGGAGATTAATCCTAATGGCACTTACAGAATCAATCGAATACGACAAAATAGAAGTTGTCGGAGAATACAAAGCGGTGCAAGTTCGTAAAGCAACTGTTATTAAAAGAGATGGTACTGAAATACAAAGAGGTTCTTATGAAAGATATGTACTTCATCCAGACTCAGATATAAGTGGAGAACCAGCAGAAGTTAGTGCTATATGTAATGCAGCTTGGACAGACGCAGTAAAAGATGCTTGGAAAACATTTAAGGCTTCAGAGGGTAATGTTATTGAAGAAAGAGAAGATGATGGCGAGGCTTAATTGCAGATCGAGAGTCAAAGCCATATAATTAGAAAAAAACTTTTAAATGAAATCAAATACAGAAAAATTAATTCTTGAATTTCAAGAAGAATTATCAAAACAAATAAAAAATAGAGATCAAGCAAAAAAAGTTTTTGATGAGTCTACTAATAATATTAACGCTTTACAGGGCGGTATTCAGTTTGGGGAGATGTTATTGAAGAGACTCGAAGAAGAAGTCCACCAATTAAGTAAAGAGGAGCTAAACCCACAATCAAAAAAAGCACCATTAACGAAATAGGTGCAAGGGCTTTAGTAAACGCATCTTTCCACATAAATGGATGAAATAAACTACCCAAATTTACCAGATACAGACTTTATTCTCAAGCCACCTACTACAATATTTTATCCACCCCAAGCGGAGGTTCCATATCTAGATCCTTTACTTCTTCCAAGTCTGGAACAGGTGCAGTCGGGATTGGAGGCAGATCAGGCAAATACTTCTTCAGAAGAAAAGTCTGCAAATAAGGAAGAGATAGATATAAACCCAGAACAGATACCAACGAACCTGCCACAAAACTTAGAAAATACTTCAAATGTTGAAACTGTAGGTACTTTTAATGTACCATTTTTTGGTGAAATGCCTATCCCTGCCCCAGAAGTTATAGCGTCAAGTGTTATTGCAGCAGGTACAGCTTCAGTTGTATCTGTTGCAGGTGGTATAGCAGGTCAAGCTGTTTTAAATCAAGTAAAAAAAATATTTAAAAAAATATTTACTAAGATTTTGAAAAAAGAAGTCGCAAATGTGAAAGAAAAGATGGATAATAATAAAGGTAGCTAGAGTTCACATACCTGTACGTGTGGCGTCTAAACTAGCTACTTAAATTTTTCAGAGTTAGCTTTTACATAACTTCTAATATTTATTACGTCATTGCATATATAAGCAAATTTAGATTTAGGATTAATCATATAACCAGCAGCGTGGAGTTGTGAACACTTTAAAACTCTCACTAATTGCTTATCATGGACTTGCTTGTCTAGTTCTTCTTTGGCTTGGTCTAGCTTTACTTTTGATAACTCAATACAAGTTTGATTATCACCTAATGGAATCATAAAAGATAACTGTATACCCCAACCTTCATTGATACTATAAGTATCTGTACCTTCAGCATCATTACCTGTATAAAAAGGTGTAATAGCCATTGTTGACTGACTACATAAAACATTTCCAAACTGTTGTTTACCTGTCATTCCATTATTAATATTCATGTTTTGATTGATAATACTAGAATTTCCAACAGCATTAGGTTGTGCTGTTACATTTGTATCGCCTTCTTCAGCTTTTATTTGATTACTGACTAAACACAGACAAGCTAGTAATAACGCTTGTAGTCGTAATTGCATCATTCTGTGTAATTTGTTCTGTTAATGCACCAGCTGCTCTCGTAGTAACACTTAGTGACCAATCTGCTGAAGTATCATTAACAGTAAATACTGCATCACCACCTGCAATACCTGCAGAAGCTGCTACAGATATATTAGATGCTTCCCAAGTAGAAACAGCAGCACCATATTTTTCAGTAACTACTGATCTAGTTATGGTTTGTGTAGTATTCTCAGTTCTGTTAGATGAACCTGTAGTCCAACTTGGTACACCATTTGCATAACAAGGTGCAGCTATAAACAAACTTAGTAATAGTAGTTTTTTCATTTAATACCTACATTATTGTCTTTATTATCTACTATCTTAGCAGTGTTTGCAGGTTTCTTTTTGTTTACACTGATACCATAAGAACCTAAAACGCCAGAGGTCAAACCTGCTAGAAACGCACCATCATTACGAATTTTATCCATATAGCCTAGTGTCATCATTGCTAATGACCAAACTAAAATCATAAAACGAACAGCGTGACCAAACAGTTCACCCCAATCAGTTCCTTCTTTTTCCTCTTGTTCTTCTGTCATAAAATACTACCCAATAAAGAAGAGATGACCACCGCTTAAGGGTAGTATGTGCCAAATGTAGCAAATACTGTTATGTTTGGAAAGTAACACAATAAATTATGATTAAAATTCTAAAACCCATCTTAATGACATTTTTAACAACAACAACTGTAAAACGTCTTGTTGTTGATTTATTAAGAGCAATTTGTAAGCAAACAACAAACACACTTGATGATCGTGCAGTAGATATTTTAGAAAAACAACTTTTTCCTAATTAATTATGGATAAAAGTTTTATATCAGTACTAATAGAACCAATACCAGTAGAAAAAAAATTAGCTACTGAATTAAAAATAAGAGATATTATTGCTTGTACTGATATAGAAGTTTTAAAAAATTACACAATTAAATTACTTAGACAAAATGTAAATCATGATTATGTATTGACTCATGCGTTAGTCAGAATACTTGAAATGGAAGATGAAATGAAGAAAAAGAAAAGGTTTGGTTTATTCAGTAATTAATCACAATGTGGACAATCAAAATGCAATGGTTCTTGCGTAATCATTGCAGATAATACAAGCAAAGCTAACTTTGTGGGTGGTTGCTCGTTACTAAAAAATAATATTTTTTCTTTTTGTAAATGCACACCTTTTTTTGAAACTATTAATGAAGCATCTGCCATATCAGATGTTTTAAATTCTTTTTTAGATAGCTGAGAAATAAGTAAGCCAACACCATGCTCGTTATGAGTCATGGTGCAGGGGTGATAATCGAATAAATCTTCCCCAAAACAATCAAGACCACATTCTAAATGATCTAAAAATACTCTTACTTCATGTGGAAGTTTTGATTTTGCTATACCAATCTCTTCAATTGGTAACTTTTTAAAATTCTTCTTCATTTTGTTCTTGCTTTTGATAATCAGAGACAACCATTTTCATATATGGATTGCCTGATTGTGATTGTGCAGGGAACATTTTTGCTCTGATTTTTACAGCATTATTGCCTTTATAATCTTTTATAAGATTTTTTTCGTCCATAGCATAATCGTAGAGTTTTAAAACCTCATCAACTGTTATTTCAGATACAGACCAATATTTGTGTTGTTCGTTTTCTGATTGACAGTTAAACCACATAGAAAACTTTGATTTTGGTGTTTCAGACATTTACTTTTGCTCCGTAGATTTTGTCATTTGTTCACGAAGGAACTCTTCGTGGATTGTTAATTCAATGTGATTAGCTAATAGCTTGTCAACTGATGGATAAAATTTGTTTTTAAAATTATCCATTATTTGTTTTTTATCAGGTCTTGAATTTAATTCAGCACGCAATTGTGCAAATGCTTCTTCAGATATTTTTTCTTGACCTTTTGGTGGTTTTGTTGTTGATACCTGAAATTTTGGTTTACTAGTTTTATTAGCTCTAGCTTTACCAGTATTGTCTTTATCTGCTGCGATTTGGCTGAAAGCATCAGCTTCATCATCAGCTTGTCCAAGTCCGTAAGCACCAAGTAACATATATCTTCTTGTATATGTGATTGCACTTCCAATTGAAAAATATTTATTTTTATTTCTGTTTTCGCACCATTCAGTAATAATGGGAAGTCTTGAGTCTAAAAATTCTCCTGACTCGTGCATTAGTCTAAGTTTTACCCACATGATTGGTTGATCTGTATGTGATGTAGAACTTTCAATAATAAATGTATGTGATAATCCATGCTTTGTAGCTGGACTAACAGCATATTCTGCTTCAGCTAGTGAAACATACGAGCCAAAGTTACCTGACGCATCACGGACTGCGTTGCTGAACTCTTGTTGAAATTTAGCAAGAGCAGCAGCCAGTTTAGGAGTTGCGATTGGTTTTTGTTCGACTGAATCATTAGTAATACTTTCCATGTGGGGTAAGTTGTTTGGATAATTGTATTATATCAATTAGCCAAAGATTGTACACCCTTTATTTGTTACTTATTATAACTGCCATATATGAATGAAAGCTCCTTGAAATCCACCTTTTGTAGCAAACGATTTTTTTGCCCTTAGATTTACAACTAGAGAATCATCTCGAAGTAAAATACCACCACTAGGAATTGATAGTCCATCTAAAGTACTTCTGCACAGTTTATCAATGTCACCTGTAGTTCTAGTTGTTGGAAAAGTTGGTGCTGATGGTTTAAGATTTCCCTCGTTTCTACCAGTTCCATAATGTGTTTGTGGTCTGTGAAATAAAAAGTCAATAAATATTTCCACAGGTTGTTCAATAATCTCACCATTATTTATTTTTTGCTCAATACAGGCTGAAACAATTTGATTACGCCATGGCATAACAAATGGACTTGCTTCTTTCATATAACCATTACGAAAACTAACTTTACTTCCTTGAGGAGCAGGTTTACCTCTAACAACAATCATTTGTGGTTCGTTCATCTTGTTGTATTATTTCTTTTTTCTTTTGTAAATAAAAATTCTTGTAAAGCTCTATTGAAAATTGCTTTTGGATTTTTCCAATTAAGGTCTGTTGGTTCTGCTGTAGGAAGTTTAATTATCTCTTTATTTGTATTTTTTTCTTGAGCTAAATATTCTAATCTGGTTCTAAGTAATTTCCAAACAAATTTTTGTTTGGAATTAAATGGAACATCAATAGGTTGTTGTTTTAGTCTTTTTATAAATAATCGACATTTTTGCTCGTTTGATTGATTAATTATTTTAATCCATTTATGTTTAAAAGTTTGATCCATTAATTCCACCAAGGTGCTAATTCGTATTCAGTTATATCGACCCATTTACCTTTTCCTTCTTCTTCTGTACTGTCAAACTCCCAAGTTCTGTAGTTAGGATCTAAATAAATTTGACCAATATAGGGATTATATGGAAAAGTAAATGGTTTCATTTTTGCAATTCGTCGCAAGCTAATTGTACCCCTGCATTGCAATCAGCAACAGTCATATCTGTTAAAGTAGAATTAAGTGTAAAAAATAATGCTACAGGAAAAACAATGTACTGTAGTAAGTAAAAAGCTTTATTCATAACCATTTCCTCTTGATTTTGTACTTTAGTAGTTTTGCGAATGTGCGTCTGTATTGAGCACGTTCGTTTGAATACTTACCACAAGTATCAAAGTCACCACGAGCCAATGCTTGTTGATATTTTTCATCAGCTTCGTTAATGTCAACTTTTAGAGCTTCCATTTTTTCTACAAGCTCGGTTTTAGTTTCGTAATGGATATTCATTTGATAGTCTCCATATCTCTTAATTTGTATGTATTGAATTTACCGATTTCTGATTGTAAATCTACTGGTGTCATTACGATAGTGAAATCTGCAATAATGTGACCATCAGGGTCAAGTCTGTGATTTGTAGGTTTTGCGTATGCAATTCCTAGATCAAATTTTTTGGTTTTATAAAGTTTCATATTGATTATGCCCATCTGTTTCTAAGGTTTGTCCAAGTTGTATAATCATCAACGTTGTATTTGCCAACCCAGTATTGCTTGCCATTTTCATCAGTTACAAGCCATAATGCGTCACGTTTATGATTGACAATAACAGGAACATCAACGCATCCTGTGTAATGCATGATGTGGGTTGGAGTGAAATGAGTTTGATTAATCATTTTCTTTGTTTGTTTGGTATATTTATATTATACAAACAATTGTATTACAATTAAACCCCCATTAACAAAACTGTAACAATTGTAATACGAATAAAAAAAGACCCTTGCAAACCTCGTAATGCAAGAGTCTTAGCCTTATCAGTCTCAAAACTATTATATCAAGTACTTAGACTTTGTAAATATGGCCAAAAATCATCTTTAAGCATTTTTAAAGCTTCTTTAAGTGACGATTCACCCCAAGCTGTTTTTTCATCAAACGGAGCATCTTTTAAATATTCTTCTTCAATATAAATAAAGATTCCACTCTCGCATTTTTCTATACTATGAATAAAAGGAGAATTTTCTAGGTCTTTGTAGGTTTTTGGAAATTTTAAATTCATTTTTTGTTCTGTTTTTAAATTTTTAAATGTGGGCGGTCAGGCGGCTGGTACAAAACTCTAAAACCATTACTGAGCCTTTAATGAAAACAATACGAACCTAGTCAACCCACAGGCCTAGAAAGTTTCTAGGCGGTGGACTCTGCAGAACATGGCATATTTTCTTTCGTTATGCTCCCAATCTGCTTCGTTCTCTTTGTCAATTCGCTCTCTATGTTGAGCAAGTTCTTCTTTCCCAAGTTGCTTTGCTCTTTCCCAACTGATGTCAGACATTGTGTAGCCTTGATTGTTTGGAAGCATTTTTTGCTGTTGTTTCAAGATTTCTAGTCTGTAGTATTCTTCAGTTTCTTGAAGAGCATATTCAGCCTTTTTGATTGCTTCTGCTAAAGCTAATCTTCTTGGTTGGTTTCTGTCAAAGATGTCCATTTTGTTTAAAGTTTGTTTGATTGGTATATTTATATAATACAATAAATCTTAGTAATTGTAATACAATTATCTGTATGTTTACAATACTGAAACAATTGTAATACATTAAAAAAGGGCTAGGTCAAACAAAAAAACCCTAGCCCTTTCTCTACCAAACAGGAGTACCCCTACTCCTGTACTTTATTGTAGTACCATTTATCTTCTCTTGCTACTCTTACCTGTCATATCTATATTGATTCCACCTAATTCATTAATAATCCAATTTATTTCATCTTCAGTTAAATTTTTAAATATTTCATATTTCAGTACTCTTTTTGCTGCAAACTTTTTATGTAATTGTTTTTCATATTCACGAAACTTTGTTCGAGGTTTACTGACAGCTAATATTTCATCAGGACATTGACCCATTATTCTGCGTTTTATTCTGGTCACATTACTAGAGCCTATTTTATAATCACCACAACTTTTTATAAAGTAAACACACCCAACTGTAGTTAATTTTTGTTCTATTTCTTTTTTATGTCGTTTTGAACCTTTTTTTGTTACAAAGCGAAATGCTTGCCTACCGTTAAAATGAATATTTAATGGTTCAGCTTCAAGATCAAATGCGTCTAGTTCTTCCTTTGAAATAATGTATTTCTCAGATTGAAGCTCTGGTTCATTATTTACAAAAACACTTTGTCCAGTTCCATTATTATAAATAATAAATTCACTTGAAGTACTTAATGTTGAGGTAGATCGGTTTTGAAAAAGTTCACCCATCTAAAATTCCTCCTGATACATTTTCCATATATCAAGTTTGTCGACCCAATCTGAATAACATTGTTGTGGGTCTTGATATTCACCAACAACAGTTTTATTTGGTCTGCACCAAACAGTACGACATTCGTCTACCTGTATGCCATTTGAACTGAGCATAGAATAATAAGCACCAAGCTGTTCATTAGTGTTATATGCGTTTGCGTTTGGACTTGACTGTGTTTTTAAATCCATTAATACTTTTTTATTAGTTCTGGTATCAATTCCATATGCGTCAAGAGTTCCACCAATACTATTTTTTAAATCAACAACCCGATACTCAACAGCAAGCGGTTTAAAAAATTCTTGGAAATACTGATGAGTTAAAAGTGGTACAACCCAATCATCATATTTTGGTTGTTCTGGTATTTGTTTATCAAGCAAATAACATTCAAGTGCCTTGTGGACAGCAGTTCCACGAGGTGCCCAGATATGTTTAAACTGTTCAATGCTTTTGCGTTTGCTTTCTGGCATATCAAATCCAGTTATAGAGGTAACTGAATTTGCCATTGTTTCGTTTGTCGGAGTCCAGATATACCTATGAGTCTCTTCATCAAACTCAATTGGTAATGGATTAATTAATTTGTGTTTGGTAGTCATTGTTTTAGTTGTTTTTACAGGGGCGTAAATCAATCAACCATTTGCAGTTATCAATGCAAATGTGTGGAGAGCCAATTCTGGCTATCTGTATGTTTGATAAATCAGAATTATCTGAAATTATCCAACCATTTTGCCAATCACCATTATCAACAAGTCGTTGTACTGGTAAATTTATTGGCACCTGTTCTCTCAGGGGAGGAGAAAAAGCAGGGGTTTTAATGTTTTTAGGGGTTTTATTAGTATTAAAATCATTAAAATCCTTAAAATACCCATTAATATTATCCCCCTTAGTAGGTCTAAATAAAGCGATAGGTCTACCTTTTTCATTTGTACGAGGAGCAACACCATCTTGGATTACTAAACCTTTTCTTTCTAATGCTTTTAATGTCCGCAAAGCTTTGTTTGCGGTCAAATTCAAAGCGTTAGCTATATCAACAGTAGACATTTTTGTATTTGTTTCCCAAGCTTGTATTAATCGGTCATATACATCACCCTGTCTGCCTTGTAAATTATCTTCTAGCTCTGATATTTTTTCTGCTCGTATCGCTTCTTCTCCATCACCATGTGAAATCCATTTATTATCAGTAAGTTCTGCCACTATTGTTGAACTGATACCACGACCCATACAACTTATTGCAATTCTTTTATCTGTTTGCGTTGATTGGTCTGAAACTGGTTTAAGCCAATTCATTAAAATAGTTTGGTCAAATGCAGCAGGTATCGCAGCACTTCCACTTGATGCAATAACAGCATTGCCACCATACACAGATTTTGTTGTATGGTGCAGTATCACGCCTGTAACACCAAGGTCTGCTGTTGCATCTTGTATTCTTCTTATTGGTGCTGAAATCTCAGTTTTGTTCTCATCTAGACCCATTTGAGACGTAACCGATCTCAAGGTATCAATAAGTAATAAAGAGTTTGGTCTTTTCTTACATTCCTCTACAATTCTCTGTATTCCTTCTTCATTTAATTGAATCCCAGAACCTTGTGCCCATAAAGCAATTCTTGGGTCAATTTTTATTTTGTTACCACTTTTTGTACATAGGGATTCGCGTAAAAAAAGTTTGCCCCATTGTTTATTGCTTTGGTCATTACCAACGATAATTAAATTATCAAATCTATGTGTTAGTGGAAGTCCTAAAAATTCTTTTTTGTTATTTAAAACAGCACCAGCAATACCAATAACTAATGCTGACTTACCAACTTTTGGTAAAGCCGATATAAGATTCCAGCTTTCATACATAAGTATCTCACCCCATACCATTGAATCTTCTGTAATATCAATTTCAGTATCACCGCTAACTGGCTCAGGAATACCGAGCTTTTGACCCGATGCTTTGCAAATTATCTTCCAA